ACCTGTAACGCCTACACCTGTAACGCCTACACCTGTAACGCCTACACCTGTAACGCCTACACCTGTAACGCCTACACCTGTAACGCCGGTGCCGAGAAAAACAACACAGGGATCATTAAGCCCCACCCCCTTCCTTGGCGCGGACACAACGTTCTCGTATAAAAAGGTAGCAGAAGACACACCACTCTTGAACCCCTTGCTTTTCCGTTTAGCCGGAGTGCCAACCCCTGAAACAAGTTCAAACACAAGCTTGACACAGATGGAAGAAAAGGCTACAAAGGATAGAGAAGAGCAACAAGGTAAAAATGAAAAGGACCCCGGAGTGAGCCTGTTTGATTATTTTAGTTTTGCCGAAGGCGGCATGGTGCCACAGCACCCCATGGGCCAACCAGAGTTCTACTCTGAGGGCGGCGCAGGAACAACCTACATCCAAGGCCGTGGGGATGGTACGTCAGACCAGATCCCCGCCATGGTGGCCAACAGCGAATTCGTGTTGCCTGCGGACGTTGTGTCTGCTTTGGGTAACGGCTCCAGTGACTCCGGTGCAGACATTCTGGACCAATTTATTAAAACAATTCGGGCGCACAAGCACTCTAACGCGCCCGACCAACTACCCCCAGAAAGCAAGGGCCCGCTAGAATACCTGTCTAGTGTGCACATGAAAGGAAGAAGAAAATGAGCGTTTTTGACACCAGTGTAACCACATCAGCAACACTACCAACGTGGTTTAGCGACGCACAAAAGGACATTGCCACAAAAGGCGCTTCGGTCTACAATTCTGCGACGCCGTTTAGTAGCACGGCCACCGCAAGCATGAGCAAGGACCTGTTTGGCACCCCAAGCACACAGACTTACGGCATGCAACCACCCAACAGCGGCGGAGGGTTTGGCCCCGATGTAAATAACTATGGCGGCCCTCAAGTCCAACGACCTACTATGGGTGCTGGCCCCGGTGTGGCCTACACGGGCAATGACTTTGGTGGCCCACTGGCAACGTTGCCAGCTAGTCGAGCTCCAAGAACAGAAGATGATTGGAAACAATTTAGTTCTATGGCTCTTTATGCTCCCGGCACAGACATGGAGAAAGCAAAGGCTGACTTCTTGGCCGGTAGTGGCCAGTTTGGAGGCAATACGGGTGCTATGCCTCCCGGTGGTGACTACGCTGTTTCACCACCACAAGGTGGACTACCAACTACTTCTAACCCGTTTATGACCGCCATAAACACGCTTCAAAGCGTTGCGTCTGGCGCGGCCAACCCCTTTTTGGCCAACGGCGACCCCAACAAACAAACAGCCTTGGGTGGTTTGTTTGCCGCACAAAACGCAAAACTTAACCAGATCCTGCCAGAGGTAGCCGCACGCGAGGGTGCCGGCGCGGGTGCAGGGGCAGGTGCAGGTGCAGGTGCAGGTGCCGGAGCGGGTGCAGGGGCAAACGTTGTTGCTGTATTAGAGCCGGTGCTAATAACAATGTTGTCGTCTGCACCACCTGCGCGACCCTGAATTAAATCAGTCGAACGCATTGTCTCTGGGTTAGCTGGTGTAAACACCCCCTCGCCGTCGTAAAGATTGTACTGATTAAACAAACCGGGGTTTGTTTGTTGCATTGTCAAAGCTTCGGCGTTAGATATACCCAAGCGTTGTGCCACACCAGCAACTTCCGCGGACACTTGGTCTGTTGCGGCGCCGGGGGTGTACACCTCACCACCAATCAACAACTCTCCTGCTTCGTTGTATTGGTTGCCTGTTAGGCCGGTGTTGGTCAAACCTTCTAGCGCGCTAATGTTGGCTGGTCTTGTTCCAGTAACAGTTAACTCTCCCGCGTCTGTCACGCCGGGCGTTGTTATAACACCCGTACGTTGTGTTGGCGGTGTGTAGCCAGTTGGGATCTGGTTGACTAAATCTGAATTCTGTGTGCTTGTTTTTGTTTCTAATTTTTCAGGCACCAAAGAGGCGCCCTGCATAAACGACGCAACGCCCGCGCTTCCAAAAACACCCGTAGCAATCAAAGCATCGCGCACCTTTGTGCTTACGTTGGCGGCCTCACGCAACGCCGTTTGACCCGCGGGTGTTGCGGCCAGACGTTGCATTAAGACTGCAGTCTCTGCGGCGGCGGCACTACCAAGGGCCGGCACAGCGCCAGCAAAAGCAAGCTGGTCTGGTTGGATGCCCGCAACTTGGTTAATAATATTTTCTGCTTCATTTGAAACAGTAATGTCTTGTTTCAAGTCTGTAGGTTTAACACCTGCCAGTGCGGTGTCAAATTGGTTAGAAGCGGCTAGTGCCTCTTCTGGTGAACCACCGGCCGCAATAACGTCTTTAAACGCTGTAAACGCTGTGTTGTCTTTGTTGGCCGCGTTGGCCGCGTTGTTAAAAGTTTTTGCGGCATTAGCCACACCAGAAATGTCGCCCGTTTTAGTGAACTGATCAAACGCCTGTGTCATGCGCAAAGCAGACGCGGCCAGTTTAGCGTCACTGCTACCAGTCAACGAGGCCGCGGCGTCTGCCACACCCGCAAAGTCATTATTAGCAAACGACGTGGCCGCGTTGGCCAGTGTTAAACCTGTGCGAACCTCTGCGGGCAAACTGGCGCCGGCATAACCGGCCGCGGAGTTTAAAAGCCCCGTCACGTTGCCTGTTTTAATCGCGTTTAAACCACCAACAAGATTCCTAGCGTCGTTAATCGGAATACCAGCAATGTCTGTAAAACCCGCGGACCCCGCCGCACCAAGTGCACCAAGTGCGGCGCCGGCGTAGTTACCTTGGCCCGCAGAAATGAGTGCGTTTGCCCCTTGCGCAAACGGGGCTAGTCCGGGCACAAAAGACGCCAGAGACAACATGGTCTGCAATCCACTCAGGTCATCAGCACTGGACGCGCCTGAGGTGTACAGAATAGGCTTGCCTTCATCATTAAAACCAACGTTGTACGCCGTGTTGCCCTCACCTGTGTATGTGCCGGAGAAAGCGTTACCAACACCGCCGCGTTCGCCGTAGTCGTTGACTAATGGTTCACCTGTGGCTTTGTTGTATAAAACTGTTGTTTTGGTTTCGGGGTTCCAGTAATCGCCTTGCTCGGTGCTTGTGTAGTAACCGGGATTTACAACTTCTTTTTGACCAATCTGGTTAATGTCTGTAACATTAGAGGCCACCAAGTTCTCGGCCATTTTGCGCGCGTTGGCGTCTGCAGAACCAAAACCCTCGCCGGTCCATTTGCTCATTGTGCCTTGACCAACAATTTGGTTGTACACGTTATTAACGTCCGCGTTGCTCAAAGTGTAATCTTGGTTACCAAATCTTGCGGTTGTCGTATCTGCGGTCGTGGAGCCTGTAGTTGCGCCTGTAGTTGCGCCTGTAGTTGCGCCTGTAGTTGCGCCTACGTTGCTTAAAGTATCTGCGACGGGTGTGTAATTAGGATCAAGGGATCCTATGTCGTCAATTGATGTTGTTACTGGTGGTGTGTATACAGATGGCGTTGTGAATATTGTTGTGTCAAGGCCTGTAGTTGAGCCTGTAGTTGAGCCTGTAGTGTTAAGGGTGCTCAAGCCGCCTGTTGTATCAACCCCTGTAGTGCCGGTATCAACCCCTGTAGTTCCAGTATCAAGGCTAACCGCGTCTAGTCCACCACCACCAGTAACAGCTTCATAGCGTGACTGCACATCGCCAGCGTCAACTCCCGTAGCACGAGCAATATCTTCAGCGGACACACTATATGTCCCCATATCGTTTGCAATTTGTTGATCAAGCGCACCAGACTGCAACTGCTCTTGGTCAAGTCCTGCAAAATAATCAAATATGTCTTGGTCTGAAATTGCCATTTTTGTGGGGTGTTTGGTTGGGTATTCCTATAGAGAATTACCCATAATTTAAGGCGTTTATGCCCCGTCGCCGTTAACTGCGGTGACCAGCAAATTAGCCCATTCCTGCCACGTTTCAAGCGTTTCAGGGTCGGGAATAGCGTACTTGTCAAACACAGGGTTGAAGTTGACCGCGTAGGCAACCTCACGCCACTGGTCTTCAGGCAAAAACGGGAACTGCTGTTCACCAAAGTAGTGAAGCAAATTCCCGTTCCAGTCTTCCCAAGTACTATACTCAGGCAAGAATTCAATTATCATTTAAGGCCGTTCGTCGCCGAACTCGGCGGTAATTAGCGTTCTACCGGCCTCATAGTCTCCGTTAATAACGTTACTGCGCCAGCGCAGACTGACGAGACGCGCTTCCACGCGCAGGTCAACTTTGCCGGACGTGGGCGTGTAGGTGAAAGGTCCCTTCTCTTCCACACCGTCGTTGGCAAAAGGTCTGCCAACAATGGTAAGCTCCATGTCACCAACCTGCTTAAAGTCTGGCTCAATACGGGTCAGGTGCATGCGTCGGTTAACACCCATTGCCTCGTCTGAGGCGGGCGTTCCACCCACCCAACTAATGTCGCAGGTCTCTACAAAAGAATCAATTGCAATCTCTTCTGTGGCCGTAACCTTGTTCTTACCGAACTCTTGCTCCCAGATCACGTAGCCTCCGGTGGCCTGTGACATGGTGCTTCCCGCAACCACCGTGGCCGGCACAATGTCGGCAAAAGTTATTGTGGTGTAACCACCAGAGGAGTTGTTTGTGAACACCGCGGCGGTAATCTGGTTGGCAGAAACAAACGTCTCGCCAATCTGGGTGTTAAACACCATGAAACTACCTGCGGGGTTGGTGGTTAGGTCACCCGGGGCAATGACCTGATAGGCCGTTGTAACGGGCGCTGTGGCCCTATTTGGGCCGTAGGTTAGGGTGTAGGTTACACCCAACTCTCCAGTAAAGTCCCATCCCGCCCAAACGGGCCTTGGGAACACCTCGGTCACGTAGCCACAAGACCTGCGCGCACCGTCAGCCTCACCCGCGTCGTACCAAAGGTTATCCTTGACGTTAAAAATAATACAGTCTGTGCACTCTGTTGCCGTGCCGCGCGGGTAGAAGAACCAGATCTCGTTATAGCGAGGAACCTTGGTGGCCCACACCTTTTGACGCGCGTTAAAGTTAATGTTGTCAAACAGGTAGTTAACGTTCTTGTCGTTGGGCAAAACCTTAACGCCGCCGTTGTACAGGTAGAACCGGTCAACACCCATCCAAAAGAAAGTGCTGTCCATCTCAACCACTGCGTTAGACGACATGATAGACGTCTGGTTAGACACCGTGTCGTAGCGCCAGTAGTACGGTGCGGTGCCTGTGAATGACACACGCACTAAAGAGTCTGTGGCCCAGAAGAGACCAGAGGGGGACGCAGTACCACCACGAATGGGGTAGCCGCGCACAATCTTGCCCGCGGTCACGTTCACCTCGTTGGCCAGCGTGCCGTTCCAGTCACTGAACGTTTGCACGTTGGCTGTGGGTGAATTGAACACAATGTTGTTGTTGCGCAAGAGACCGTAGTTGCCGTACACAAACACAAAAGGATGGAGCACCACAACGCCACCACTTACGTCAATAGGCAAGTACGTTGGTGTTGAGCCAGTGGAGTCAACCACCTCGGTCAGAATGTACCTGCCCGTTGTTGGGTCGGGTAAGAAGTTTCCGGCAAAAAGCGAGGTGTTATAACTTGAGTCAAGATTTTCTAGGTTGTGTCCGGGGTGGGCCAACAGCTTAGAGTTGCCTGCACCAGTGGAGTCGTACGCAATATCAAACTGCCACAAGTGTTGGTTGCTTGCAGGTAAAACTTGCGTCATGTATATCTCAAACGGCACCGTTGTCTGCATGCCAGTAACAGCCACCAAATGCAACTCGGTGTAGTTGCCGGGGGTGTTGTACGTTGGTGTTGTGTTTGTGGTGTAGTTGGTGCGAACACCGGACGTGTTGTACGCCCAAAACGTTGTTGGGTTTGGAAATGCCGCAACGTGGTTTCCCTTGACGTGGATCGTCATGGGTGATACGTTAACCTGTACCACCACGTAGGTTTTATTAAACTCAACAGGGAACGGGCCAATACCAACACCTTGGTCTGTGCCGGTGTTGAACACCTCAACACCCTTGTAGTTGCCTGCGTAGATGTAGTTAACGCCGTTCAGTGAGTTGGTGATCATCCCACGTGGGATGCCTGTGGGTGAGGCAAACATTTGGCGGTAACCACCAATCTTCTTTGCCTTACCGCGCTGGAACCTTACCCATTTGCCGTCGTTATACTCGTCTGCCTCAAAGCGTGTACCGTCCCGCTTAATGCCGGGCTTCACAAAAAGGGTGAAGATTTTAGACGGTTCAGTCGCCATTAGAACGCCCCACCAGAGATCAGGTCAGCCTGCACGCGCCCCACAAAACGGGTCACGTAGTTGCCCACTCCGGCTGTTGCGTCCATTGTTGCAATGTTGGCGCCACCAACAGAAAAGCCTAACTGGCTGTTACTGGGCGAGTACATGCCTGTAACTGGGTCCAAGGTGAACGTAAACGCAGGTGCCGCGGCACTGCCTCGGTTGGCTAAAAACTGGCCAATGTTACTTTGAATCAGTGGGTACAGGTTTGACCCGTCACTGAGCACAATAACCTGAGTGGACGTCGGCAAGGAAAACGGAGGTTGCGCGCTTCCGGCTACTTGGAACGTTATGTTGTAACCGCTTTGGTTGGTGTCGTTCAACATGTAGTACACCTGCGTTACCGCGGGCAACTGAACCAACAAGCTTGTTGTGCGCGTGCCGCTCAAGGCCGTGTAGCGCTGAATAATTGGCGTGTTGGTGATCAGGCTCAGTGTGCCACCGGCCACCACGTCCACATCGTATGTAGCAGAAGAGAACGTCAGGCTGTTAGGGCGTGAACGACCAACGGTAAAGAAATCTTGTTTAACAGGGTCTTGGTTTACGCAAATAAAACAAGAGTCACCAAGGGGCAAAGCCAAACTGGCCAACCCGTCGATAGTTGAACCAACAGACGATGTGTTGATTGTTAGCGCGCCTGTGCCGTTGTTGCGAACAAGAATGTACCAACCCGTGGATAAAGAAGCCACTGCGGGCAGTGTAATTGTGCCCGCGCCACCTGTCCACACAAAACACTGTGAGCGTGACGCTGTTGTAATTACGGGCGAAGAAGAGAACTCGTTGGTAACAATCGTTGTCTCTAGCTTGCCTAGAATGGCCGCTGTGCTGTTTCCTGCCAGTGTGGCGGCGTCTGCATAGGACGTGCCAACACCGAACGCCACAGTCTGCCACACACCCACAGCGGTGGTGTTGTTTGTCAGGTACGTGTAATAAGCCTGACCCACAGGCACCGTGAACGAGCCAGAACCGTCAGAACGAGACACCGTGAACGGGTTAGCGCCTTGGTTACGAAACAAAATGTCTTGGCCAACAGAGGTCTGTTGTGCGTTTGGCAACAGGAGAATGCCGCCGGCGGAGGACACCACGTCCATAATACGGGCCGCAACCTGCTGACCCGCCGTGCTAACGTACTGCGGCCAGTACAGTTGAACCGTTCCTGATAGCGCAACAGACTGGTAACTTACGTCGGTTGGTTGGATTACATTGCCGGTAAACGGGGATGTGAATGTAGGCATTTAAGGTTCCTGTCTTACTGCGTTGCGGTCTAGCATGCGTCGTTGGTCTTCGCCTTTGAGTGCCGCAATAGCCTCATCGTAGTAGCCCTTCCACATTGCAAGCTTGTCTGCGTTCTTAATAAAGCCCTGTGCCTGAAGCAAGGTGCCGTACAACAAAGCCTGTGGGGCCTCGCGTGTTAGGAGGTTTTCTTGATTAGTGACATCAAGCGGTTGAATGCGGCTGTAATAAATGATTTGCAACGAGTAAGCGCTGTTTGGAATTGGAGCAAGAGCCCAGTGATCATAATCGTAATCTCCGTAGTATAGAGGCTGTCCGTTGGTGGACTCTGTCTGAAACTGTGTTACGTAGTCCATAGACCTGTTAAGCACAGGCTGACCGTTTATCTTCATGCTGGTCGTTTTGCGCCAACGGGCCGGCTTTTGAATCACCGGGTCGTTGACAGTTAGCGTGGTGTTGACCACGTTCAACTGCATCAACGTTTTGATCTGGGCGGCAATACTCTGCTCGGTCAACATGATCAACCGAGGAATTTGCGCAACAAAAGAAGTGTCGTCACGCTCAGAGTAAGTAATGACGTCCTCTACAAGGCTGTCATAGGTCATTGCTTCTGCGGCCATTGATCTCTTTCAGTAACGCTTGGGGTTTATTACGGTGTGCTAGGCCATGTCACATCACGAGGAAAACCTGACTGTGATGGTATGTCGCGCAAAGCTTGACGGTACGTTGCCCATGCGGTTTTATCCACGGGGGCATCAGCTACCTGTGTCCAGTCCGAATCCGCCAACAAAGCCGCACGGTTCTGTCTAACCTTTACAGCCTCGTCAACATTCTGGGCATTGATTGCATCTTGGACAGCTTGTGCGGCTGTAGCGTCAGCGGCATCGAGGTCAACAAACGCATCGTTTACATAGCCCCAACGACCCTCTGAAGGTGGAGTTAAAGGCAACACTACAGCGTCAGGAAAAGACACCTTACTCGCCATTGCGTCAGCGGTTTTGAAGTACGTGTCGTCTTCGGTGATGTCGCCAGACAGAATCACACTGCCTTGATATACAAGAATACTCATGGTGAACCTTTCAAAAATCTACGCAAATAGACATCACAGTTTTGGTTTGCTCCAGCATTACGCTCTTGTGTAAGAGCCGCCGCAGTGGGCGATATACCCGTACTGATAGCGGCTACGGGAATCATACGAAGCGTAGGGTTTGCTTGCGTTAAGTTGGTGTTGAGATCAGCCACTTTGGTCAGTACTGATGGTGTAGCCGCTCCCGCTCCAACTGTGAAGGAATAAAGCGCCGTGCCTGTTGACTCTTGTACAGCAACAAGACCGTTTGTTGAGTCTAGTGCAAGGGCGTAAACGGATTGACCAGCACTGTTAGATGTAAGAGTTGGTGTGGCTCTATCCGCACCCGCAGTTATGGTGTCACCAGCCGCGCTGATAGTTCTAATATTACCCACTGTAGCCGTGCTTTGATACCCAAGAAGCGCCCGTGTGCTGTCTAAAGCGACAAACGAACCCGGCCCAGCGTTGGTGAGTCCTGATGCTGAAATATTAACATCAGCTTGGATTACAGCCCACACTGTGGTGAACCCAACAAGACTGGCTCTATATATAGTTCCGTCAGTCCACGCCACCAACACCCTTGTAGCAGACAAAGGCACTGCCAAAACTAATACGGCACCAGTGGTTGAGGAAACAGTAACCGCCGTGCTTAGTGCAAAAGTATCGCCTGTTAAGTTTGCAGGAACAAAACCTATACCACCTGATGAGTTGCGGTAGCAGATAATTGCCGAAGTATCAGATATCCTAATAACAGATGTGCCAACGGTATTGCTTAGAGCTATGTTGGGTATTGTTGTTGTTGCCAGTTGGGTAAAACCAGCGTCTGTTACTTGGAACAAGTAAATGGCATTATCAATTGTCATCAGTATGCGACTGGTCGATAACGCACACAATGTGTTTTGACCAGAGCTTGTATTCCCCGCAACGCTTGTTAATGTCCTTGCAAGTAAAGTGGGTACGTTACCAGAAATGTTCCATATACCAAGCGCAACTCGACCGTTTATTGTGCCAGACACAAATCCACCTTCACGGTTCATTACTACGGCGCGTGAGTTTGACAAATTAATCGTGCTGTTATTACGGCTAAGACTGATGAACTCATTTGAAAACGGCTGATCTTGCAAGTTAGTAATTGCGGCGGAAGTTAACCCACCAGCAAAAAGACTAATCATTGTATTAAACGTGGTTGTATCGATTTGCGACCACTGCTCAAAACGTGAAATAGGGCCAGCAGTGTCCGATATTCTTACCAGTGTCGTGGTAGTAGATGTTTGAGGCTGAAGTGTCTGAGAAATACCTTGTGACGTAGTTGCAGTAACGGTAATAATACGAGCGGTGGTTTGGAAAAACGCCAAAGCCGTTGTAGCAGTAATTGGAGTGAATTCGTAGTTGCTGTTGGAATACCAAGGGTCAGTAGACGTTGTAATTGCCCCGCCAGTACCCAAGGTAACAGTTGTGCCACCGCCACTGATAATAATCTGGTTATATGTATTCATACAACCAAACACAGCTAACGTTGGAGTAAGTACAGCAATTTTAAATATGCTACTACCGTCCACAATACCCGTACTAAAAGTAACTAAAGCACCCGGAGTTATTACCGCTGTAGTGGGATCCACAACAGCGCCACCGACCCTTTGGTTATACGTAGGGCCACTAGGTTCAGAAAACCAACTAGCAAATATAAGTGAAGTGTTGGTGACTCGTTTAACCTCGACTGGTATTGGTGAAATAGCCCCTCCAGTTACCGATGCTTGTCCCAAGTTTGACGCCCCTGATATCGTTATGCTTGTACCAACAAATTTAATACCTCGACCTTGTGGCTGAAGTGCCTCAGCACCACCAAAAAAACTCAATACAGCTAAGTCATTATTGATTCTGGTAACTTTAGGGTATCGTTGTCTTGCTGTGGTTGTAACAGTGTCTGCCGCTGTAGCGGCGGCAAGTGTGATGACGTTGCCCGCAACAGTAAAAGGACGAACGTAAATAATTCCAGAACCAGTTCCTGCAAAGTACGTTCTCCATGTCACAACGCCAAGTGAGGGTGTCAACATCTCAACGTCATAGCAACTAACTTGATTAGCCATATCAGTTGCGGCGGTGACAATATTGGCTACGCTTTCTACAAACACGCCGCCAACTCTGTTCCAAACTGATAACTTTAACGTGGCGCTTATATTGATGTTACTAGTGGCTGGAACTTCAGCATACGCCATCACAAACGAATCGTCTGAAATGCTTGATGTGGTTTTTTGTTGAGTTGTGAGGTATATATTCTCAGTAAGAAGTGTTGCTGGTGAATACACCGTGTTAGGGAACGTAGACGCTGTTGAGGCGGTTGTAGAACCGTAAGCACTAGAGCCGTACACGGTACTGTTGTACTGTGCGCGGAAAGCGTAAGAGGTCGATACAGCCAACACATCGTAAGGAACTGTAATCGAGGTCAAGTTAACAGTGTTGTTGTAGCTAGAAAAAACCAGCGAGTTATCCGATGTCTTGCGTACTTCCCAGTTTGTGCTTAAGTGTGTAGCACTTGGGTCAGGCGTAGTTACATAAGCAGAACCAGTGAGCAACGGTGAACGACCAACGGTGCTTGGGCCACCCTCAACAGTAATTGTTGGAGTTGAAACAGTCAAACTGTTTGTTGTGAACGTCTGGACTGTCATCCAATCAGACTCAGCGCCAGACAATGCAACGTCTTTACATCTCCAACGATAACCTGTTGACACCGTTAATCCCGGACTAATGTCTGTTGAGTCAGCGTTGACGTTAATAGCAAACACAGGGGTTGCAAAAGTGGTGTCTGCGGTTGTTGCAACCTGAAACGTGCGGTAGTTACGCAAGTCTGCTGAGTACAAAGGAGCGTAGGCAGAGGCAACCAATGGGCCTGATGGCGATACAGTACCACCACTGGTCAATGGCGAAACGGCTGTCGGTGTGCGAATTAGACCGGGCAAAGAGCCGGGCGTTCCTTGAGCCGCAAGCAAAGTCCAGTCTGTACCTGTGGGTAAAGAGTTGATGTTGGCTATGTTGGCGAGGTATGAGTTGTTGTTGTAGCTGACAACATCGTTAGGGGCGTAGTTTGCAATAGCACTCCATGCACCACGACCAGTAAAGCCAACCGCCGCAGGGACTGCAACACCCTCGTAGATTGAAGCAAGGACAACAATGTCACCACCAGAGCCATACAGAACATCGTTTGGCTGAAGGTTAATTGGCTTAGTCCAAGTAAACTGGGAAGTTGCCGCAACCGTAATGCCTTGGACGATCAGCGATGTAGTGCCTTCAGAAGCATCGTACAAACGCAATGTGAATGTACGTGCTGATGTTTGGTTGTTACAAATCACTAAACCGTGAACTGAACCTTCCGCATTGGCGGGCATTGCCGCGATTTGCGTATCGGTTAATAAGAGTTGGACTACGTCGACTTTAAAAGCCATGATTTAACCTCCGAAAATAAGAGAAAATGCGATTGCAGTTTGATTCACGTCCGACTGGGTTACAGCAGTAGCCCAAGAAGTATTTGTACCGTTTGTACTCAGGTATTTACCATCGTTACCTGATTGATTTGGTGCAAGCGCGTTGAATGCCGCATTAGCAGTTGATTGACCAGTTCCGCCGTTTACGATCGGTAGTATTCCCGACACACTGGCGGTTAAAGATACTTGGTTCCAAGTGGGGGTGCCTGTACCCGCGCTTGTAAGAACATAATTGTTGGTTCCAACGGCCGTAAAAGACGTGGTGCCGGGAGCCGTTTGGAAAGGAACAACGCCGGCAGAACCGCCTGATAAGTTTGCGGCAGTTGTTGCCGCAGGTGCACTTACCCAATTAAATGATGAGCCGTTCCACCCTAAAACAGAACCGTTAACCGTTGGCGCAGGCGCAAAGGTTGTAGACCCAATACCAGACTGATACGCGATTTGGTTTGCGGTACCACCAGACAAATTGGTTGCGTTACTGGCAAGACCCACTGTTATTGACGCGGGGTTTGTGTACTGGGGTACAGACCCAGAAGACGTCAAAATATAGTTCGCAGAACCAATTGACAAAAACGTTGTTGTGTTGGGAGCGCTTTGAAACGGAATGGCGCCCGCAGTGCCGCCGGGTAAACTACCGCCGGCTATTGTAGAATCAGCAATAACTTTAATTAGGCCGGTGCTGTCTTTAAAATACAGCTTACCGTCGTTGGTGTTCAGTGCCAACTCGCCGGCAATCAAATTACCAGAAAGGGGAACCGCCGACGCGGTAGAACTGAAGTACAGTTGAATTGGTGTGTATCCCGCTTGTGCCATAGTTATTTCTTCTTATCGGGTGTAGTACGAAACGTTAGGACGGAAGAAAATAGGAGACTTATCGCGGTCCTCTTCTTCGGCCGACAGCGTTGCCTCTGCGGCGTCTTGTTTCAACATTTGAATTCGTGTAGGGTCAATGCCGGGCAACAACTTGGCCAAACGGTGTGACAACTGGCCTTGGATGGCAGGCACCCAACGGTCTGGAATAGCAATCTCGTTTGTCAAACGACCAACGTCTTGTGGTTGCAACTCAATAATAAACTGAAACACTTGGAACGCGTTCTGTGGCACGGGCCACACGTTGATCTGCGGCGTGACCTGACGGTCCATCCAGAACTGCAACGCGCGCACGCTTGTAAAATCTTTGTTAGGCAGACTGAAGTAGTCGTTGCGGTTCATCCGCGCCATGGGAATATCTTGTTGGACAGAGGCCAACGACAGGGCCTTGACAACAATTGCCGACGCGCTTGTGTTACGGAAACGCCAGTACCCCGCCGCAGGAGACCCGTCAATTTGCAGGTAGCCCCAGTTGTTTGTTGGGCTGTTGCTCACGGTGCCAATCGTAACCCACGTGATGTTGTCGTAGCTGTACTCAACAGTCAATGTTTTGTTTGCTGTCTCACAATAAAAACCTGCGCTCAAGAAACGTGGGTTGCCGCTGAAATACGCCGTTGCAGACGCGCCGGCCGCAATACTATGCGACACAGTCAGTGTTGATGTGTTGAACACCAACGTTGTGTCTGTTGTGGGTGACGGCGTTGTCAGTGTGCGGTAGTTAGCCTCACGAATGTCCACGGTGCCCACAGGCAGTGTATACGCGCGCTGTTGGGCCGCACTGCCCATTACAATGTACTCAAGCAACCACAGGTTAACACCGCGGTTAGACAGGTTGATCAGGATGTACCACAGCGCCTGACGCGCCGCGTTGATGTACTCCGGTGTCAACTCCTCCGACAGCTTGCCCGCTTCTTTGTAGGCAAACGAAATCAACTGGTCAACCGATATGGTGGTTTGACCAGTTGTGTTAGAGGTGTTGTCGTAGTTGCTTGCCATTATTTTTTCTTAATGCGCTCTGGAAGTTTCTTCTGAGCAGGGCTTGCTTTCACAAAGTCTTTTCCCACAGATTGTTTGATGCCTACCTTTTTGGCAAACTCAGGGGAATGAGCCACCCCCTGCATCAAACGTTCTTGGGACTTAGACTTGATGGGCATTTAGCACATACCGCCTTTGTTGTACTTCTCAGCAACTTTCTTGGGGCTTTTTGCGTTAGGTTGTTTGTCAATGCTCTTCACACCAGTCAAACCGCCGGCTTTAAAATTACGCACAGATCCTGTGGTCATCTTAGCGCGGCCACCCTTTTTGAGCTTGGACATGTCTGTCTTCTCGCCACCGTGGGCTTGCTCGTCGTGCATCTTAAAAGCTTTTTTGACGACCTTCTTGTCTTGCGCCATGTCTGCGCCTTCAGACTCGTAGTCCTTTTTCGAGTGGTCGATGCGGGGTTTGTAACTAGAAGCCATGTTATTTCCTTTTTGTTTTTGCAGAGTCTTTGAAAGCTTGCGCGGTTGGTGCACCCTTGGTGCCGGGTTTTCTCATCGTTTCAACAGGACGCCCTTCGGCTTTTTGCTTTTTTATACGTTCCTGTTTTGCGTTAATATTTGCGTATAGTCCGGGTTTCATCAGCAGTTCCAACTCTTCAAAGAAGCTTTAGCGCGTTCTGCAGGCCCTTTAGACTTTGCAACCACGCCCTCCATCCTTGCACAAAAACTTGCTTTACGGCCCGCGTCTGCCTTGGTCTTAGGGTTTGGCGCGGGTGGTTTCAAGTTTGAATTATTCTTGGCGTTGTACTCGGCACGACCTTTAGCGGTCATTCCCGCGCCTTTATCGGTGGGGTTGTACGTCTTGTCTTTTCCCGTGGTTTTACGGGCAATAGGTTTGTCGTGTTCTCGTGCCATAGTCTTGCGCTCCTATAGATAATTACCCATAAAAAAGGGCCGTTATGCCCTTAAAGTAAAGCGCATTCGGCCACTCGTCTTTTAACCAAACCGGGCAAAACCTTGCCCCCACCCTTGGTCCAGAGCATTAACTGCTCCTTGGCACCCTCCCAGTCCTGCGCGTTGATCTTGCGCTTGAGCGTGGAGGTTTGGAGTCGGCCAATACCGAGGTTGTAACAGAAGTCCACGATGGCGTTACACCTGCGCTCGTCCGCCGCTAAAATGGGGCAGTTACGCAACACCCCGGGTAGGTAGTTGTGGTGCAACTCTGTCATCAAGAGCGCCCTAGCCGTTGGCTCGTCCATAGGGGCGTCTTCTAGGGTCACCTTGCGCCCGTCTGCGTAGTAGGTGGACCCGTACCCTATGGTGGCCACGTTGGCAGGGCACAGGTAGGGTTTGGCCCTGTATCCCTCAAACTGACGGCAGAACGCCGCCGCAAGGTCTAGGTTCATAACCCACGCTTGGCCAGTGTACGGTCAAGGAACCAGAAGTTAATAGTTCCGGCCAGCAATGCCGAGAAGTCTGGTGTCATCATTGTCTTAAAGACTTCGATAGGAAGAGCGCCAGCAAGCCACGCGTTCCACGCAAACCAGACATGAATAAACGACCAGATAAACAGAACCCAATACGTGACTACAGGGCGTACAGATGCGGATAAAGATGCGGCCCACCCACCTGCGGCTTTGACCATGTCCGCCTGCTGTTGAATGGCGCTGTTAAAGGCGTCCATGACACCCACGTCCACCGCGGCTTCTCTAACTGCGCCAATTTCTGCGAGTTTCTGTGCGCCTCTTAGTTGCTCTAAATCGCACTGGCGAGAGAACATTAAAAGTTCATGCTGGCGCTCATTCTTCTTGTCAAAGAACTTGAGCACCTCGGGTGCCATGCGGAAGATACCGCCGAAGATGGAGCCTAGTAGGCCGCCGCTTAAAATATCTAACATGCTTACTCCTTACAACTCGGTTTTTTGTCTTCGTTCTGCATCAACTTGATACCAGACAGGAACCCAATCATGCCGCCGATGAGAGTAGAAAACGCGGGTGAAATCATCTTGAAAATTTCTGCGTTGTCCACTTCCCTTGCCCACAGACCGAGCATAAAGCTGGTTACCATGGCCAATACCGAAATGCACAGGGTCGTGCTTACCATGAGCGTGACCCACAGCGTCAACTTTTCCTTTGTCTCCACTTGGGGTTTGCGTACTGGTCTCTTTGTCATACGTATCTGTCAAAATATGTTTTGTTAGAAAATATCTCTAATTCAATAGTTGTTTGGTATGCGCGTTTGTTGTACAACTCAAGCTCATACGCCTCAACAGCCTCGTTCAACTTTTCGGCTTTCACAGCCTGCTTGTACTCATACTCCAACCGTTGTGCACGGGTCTCAGCGGCAATTGCCCTAATGTCGTACTCTTTGGGAAACACAAACGGGTACCATTTGTGTAGCTGAATCATTTTTTCTCTCGCTCAAGTGCCTCTTTGTACCCATGAACTACTTTGGCCCTGATTTCTGCGGAATCCGCAGACCCCGCCCACTCGGACAGGTTGTTCCAGATCACCACCAAATCTTGGCTTCTGCAAAACTTCACATTGTTTGTCAGCCACATTGACATCTGTTGATGCCGTTCTGACGGGTTGTGGATGGTGTACGCTATCCCGTAAAACTCTCTTACGTGGCAACCAACTTTAGCTTCAGCACCAACTAATAGACAAACAATGATCAGTGCTAAAACTACCCATCTCACTTGTCCGCCTTGTTATCCAACTTGTCAAAGATCTTATTCAACATCTCTTTAATGTCGGTCATAGAGTCTTTAAAATCTTCGCGGCGCACGAAGTCTTGGTTGACTTCGCGGTTTAATTCTTTTATCTCAGATTTGAGATCTTTTATGGCGTCCCAGATCGTTTTCAAGATCCAACCTCCAAAGGCACCGGACAACGTAATGGCCGCGTTAAATAGGTCTTGCGAGTCCATGACTATTCCAGATTAGGGTTATTTGGCGCGTTGGGAATTGGGAGACTGTGCCCCGGTAACGCAACAGAAACGTCAGGCCTCGGGTGCCTGAGGGTGATGTTCTCGGTTTGAATGGCGGCAAGGCGCCATGGATCAAACTGGTCCAAGTCGTCAGGGCATACCATGAGACCGGGAAAGTTAGGATCCTCTTTGAGAAGCGTGTACGACATTTTGCGATTACAACGATCGCAGACCGCGACGGACAGTACAGACTGTCCGCGCGTATCACAATAAAGGCCGCCGTAGTAGGCGTTACCCATTATCGAACTCCAGCTTGGATAACTGTGAGTGTAGGGGTAGTGCCACCAGTAACGCGAATAGCCCGGATGGGGTCATCCTTGATCGGGCTGGTTGGCGCCGCAACCCAAGTCATTGTTGGCGCCGTGGGTACAGGGTACCCTTGCGCGTTCAATGGAAAAGGGTCGCTGTAGGACACCTGTACCGTGCCACTCGATGCAACATAAGCAATGTTGATCGGTGTCAGGTACTGATCGATCGGGACGAGAACGTCCGCTCCAACTGTTACTTGACGCATGTCAGTCCTTAGTTGTTGGTGTAGCCAGAACCAACGGGAATGATAGAACCGTCAGGGTTACGTGCTGTGTACTGGATGTCAAACGTGCCAGCCAAAGTGCCTGTAATAGCTGTAATAGCTGTTGCAGTGAACGTGACGGTTGCGTCGGTAGAACCGACGTTGTTCAACACTGTGGCCACTGCGGCAGAGCTAGTGAACGCAATACCAATACGGCCGCCGGTTGTTGTTGGTGTAATAGTGCCAACGTCAACACCGGCAATGGCCACAGTGATCACGCCGCCTGTCAACGCGGAAGGCGCTGAAGTTTGCATGAAGAAAATGTGGTTAACAATCGCGCCAGCGGGGAGTACAGCGGGTGCCGCTGTGGTTGTGCCAACAGGAAAAACGGGAATTACACCAGCAATGCGGGTTGCCGTAATTGGTGCGATGTAGTCCTGCTGTGCAACCTGCACCGCGCCTGTGTTATCAGGGGCGATTACGCCGTCGTTAGAGGGGTTGTTGCGCTTAAAAACGCGGATAGGGGTGTTAAAAGTTACTGACATTTTTATGTACTTTCCATAGAAAGATTACAGCATCGTCTCTATGGCGTCCGCCCGTGAGCTTTACGGGTCGATGCTGATTATAGCTCTTACATAGAATTACCCATATCCACAAACAAAAACGCCCTACCTTTGCAGGTAGGGCGTTTAGGGTGCCGGGTTCTTTACTTCCGGCTAGGTCTGCGATTACAAACCGATCGTGCCGTACATATTACGGGGATCGTGCCAACCTGTAGCATAACGCTCAGAGGCCTTGTAACGCATGCTGTCAGTCTCAAAGTCGCCTTCAGAGCTACGCTCCAAGGGACGACGCATGACCAACATCAAACCGTTGTCGCAATCGGTCTGAATGAACCAAGCCTTGCTTGAAGACAAACGAGTCACCACGTGGGCGCCGTTTGGCAACATGCCAGTTGACTTGATAGGGTTCAGATCGTTGTCAGCGCCACCGGAACGCAGGACAGACTTCAAGATAACTTCTGCTTGGAATTCCAAAGCAGGAGGTACCACGAGTTGGTCCGCCTTCAGGCGAATACGCTTACCGTTGTTGTCCACCGCAGAGCGGATTTGGATCAGCAACTGTTCCACAGATGTCTGTGAAAGTGAGGCCGCTGTAGACAACTGATTGCTAAAAGAACGACCTTGGGAGATAGGGTGGTCATTTGCGATCAATGTTTTACCGTCGCCACCGACATAGCCGGCAGTGAACGCAAAGTTCAACAAGTTTGCACACAAAGTCTCTTTTGTCTCGATCATGGACTGAGCCAAGTGCTTCGAGAAAGTCGAGCCGATACGAATGTGATCGCCGTCTTCCATCAAGACTTTGGTCATGGCGTATGCCAAACCGTAGATCTTATAGATGAAACGGGTAATGAACAATGTACCACCTTGGTCATACGAAACGGGTGTACCGTCAGGCATCTCAGGGGCTGTGTTCATACCGAACAGCATCACTTCTTCGTGATAGTTGCGGGGAATGCCGGTGATCTGGGTAACAAAACCCTTCCACTCGTCATCACGTTGTTGGTATACACCATCAAAGACTTCATTGAGGATAGGTTCGACTACCGCTCTAAAGTCCGTACTGCGCATTGGGGTTGCCATGTGCTACTTCCTTTCTTTAGTTATTCTACGTTAGCGGCAACGAACGCGTCGTTAGCGAGCTTGACTTGCACAATCGTTGCGGCGTCACCCCAAGCGTTGTTGATGTCGCGGCCGAGGCCAACGACTTGCATCTGTGCTTGTGTGCCGACTGCAACGTCAGCGGGATTCAACCCTGCGGTTGAGGTACCCAGACCACCGTTGCCGATGATTTGACCGGCGGATGGTGTCAAGAAGTTGAATTCTTGACCGACTTTTGTGTTTGCGACTGCGGCGTTAGCTTGAATCTCGTACACAATTTCGGGGTCCATGAAAACCCACATCACGACGTCAGAGGCTGTTCCCAAAGCGGGACCAAACCATTTGCTGACTGTGCGGCGGCCGGAAGCGTCTGTATACTCAACACCGGCAAACACACCAGCTAAACGCTGACCTGCTGTAGGTGCCGCAGTAGCGACGATGAGAGTTGATGTGCCTGCAGTCGTTGCTTCATCAAAAGAGACAGGTGTACCGCTGTAGAATATATCGGTCGCGCTGTACGCGCCGGTATAGTTCAATGAACGGATAGTGCCGCTAGGATGATAAACGGGCTCCAGACCAAAGGGAGTGTAAGTTGCACTCATTTATTGGTTCCTTAAAGTTGTTTAACTAAACCGCAGATTATGTGCGGATCTATGTGCATCTTTTTCCATTTCCAAGAGTCCACCTTCCAGAATAGAGCGTCCACCTTTACCACCTTCAGCCTGTGAACGAACCTGCGACGTAATGTTACGCTGGTGTTCCAAAGGATCATCGTGGTGAAGCATTCGTGCCACTTCCTGATAAATGTCTTCCGGGATCTTGAATAAGATCATCTCATTACAAGATATACAACCTTCAAACTTGCCCGAGCTCATCTTGCCTAAGTGTTCAAAGCCTTTTCCTAAATCGGCGGCTTTCACTGGCTCATAACCCAACGCGATGCGTTTGTCGATTGAATCATACTGGTTTGTCGTTGACAGCCAGCAGAGGTGCATACCCGGCAGTAAACCACCCGGTACGTCCGGCAGTGCGTTGTTGGACCATTTGTCCCGAAAAGCCTCCAGCCTTTCACGCTTCACTGCTTCATCAGGCGAGGAGATTTCGCTCCGCGCCTTCAGTTCATCAACACGCCCTTGCAGGCGGTCGTCTAAATCTCGTGTAATTCGATTGTTAGCCATGTCTTACCCCTTATTTCGTTACTCGGTTCTTACGGTCAAAATCTGCGTAGCTTCGGATCGCTTTAGCACGCTTGGATGGGTCATCCCACATTCCTGCGTCTTTAAGCGCCTGCACGCGGTCTCTGCTCAGTGTGAAGGTGTTCTTTACAGCACTACCACTCACGTCTGTGCGACCACTAGAGGTTCCGCTACGGCGGTTACGGTCTCCGCCTGTTTTGCCCGTATACCGATGGGGTAAACGTTCTTTCAATCGATTGTCCAACTCGTCCCAATACTCTGGGTCGGCTGGATCCCAACCTTCGCTTGCCAGCGCATTGTCAACTACCTTGGCAATGCGGCTGTCTGTATCTTTACCGCTTGGATCGTACCAACGGTTTGAATGTAACCACTGCGTTGCGTTTTCCTGAACCACCTCAGTGGCAGGGCTCGGCACGTTGTTACGGGGCTGTTTGGCCTCTTCCAACTGACGCTGTTTAAGCATTTGCACCTGCGCCAACTTTGTCTTGGCGTTGTGAAACTGCTCCATGTATTCCATTTGCTCGGCCACGTTGCCTGCTTGCGCGGCCTGCGTTGCCTTCATCTTCGCGTACTCAACGCGCGTGGACTCGTCTTCCAACAAGCGGTCGATCTGTGCGAACTGGAATCCTACTGCGGCGTTTTCCACTTGGGCCAACCGGCGCTCAAGGGTCTCGTTGCGGCGTTCCAGCGAACTGATCTTATGCTTTGCGCTTACCTCGCGTTGCTTTGTGAGATCCTTCTTTAGACGTCGCTCTTCACGACGCGCGGCTCGAAGGTTCTCCCTGTCTTCTTCGGTGTCACCCTCAACGTCGCCACCTTCGGCAAAGCTTTGTGTGTCACCATCACCGTCGTCATCTGACGCCGATGTGTTATCTTCTGTGCCCTCAAAAGGGTCAACGTGGTCGTCCATGGCGGCTAACGCACTGCCATCGTCCCGTTCTTTAATGGCGATGTCTTCGCCAGCTTGCATTTCTGCTTTCATCACTGATTTCATAACGAAATCCTTTACTCAACAAATGCGGGGAACATAGTCCTCGCGGTTTCAAAATTATCAATTGCACAAATAACCTCGCGGTCCTGCAAAATGATAAACACAACCTCGCCGTCGCCGTGTGGTACCGCCCAGCGGTCGCCGCCGTACTTGATCACACGAACAAGATCTCCCAGTTCTACCCACGCGCCTTCTGGCCATGGTTCAAGCGTGCTAAGATCTCTGTATGCCAAGGGGCCTACTGCCACCACCTTTGCAATCACCTCGTTCCATTTTTCGGTGGCTTTTGTATCACTCACTAGAATGATGCCGCCTTTTGAAACGTCTTTGGCTTTTCGCAGTTGAACTACGATTCGGTTGCCTTTAAGCTTGATTCCCGGATCAACTGCCGGAAAACAGTCGGCTTCACTCCGACCATCTACTTGGTACTTACTCTCTGTCATTGTCAGATTCCTCGTCCTCTCGCAGGACACTGTTGATAATTTCCAAAGCCTCTTTCAGACCTTGGCCTCTCCCTACAAGCTGGTTGTATTTATCCCAGCTATCGACCCCACTCAAAACGCCGTCTTGCAAAAACTCAACAGCTTCTTTGATCCTAAAGATCGATTCATATAACGGGTCTTTCATCAAAAACCCTCCTTATAACTAAGTACACACAAAAGTGTGTACTTACGCCCTAACTTATTTCTTTAAACCGCGACTATTTACGGGCGGTACTTGGTACAAGGGGGCCTTAGGGGCCATCTTTGAACCAGAGGGTCCTGTTTCTACTGGCGAGCCGGGGCCGCCTGCATAACCGGGCTTGCCGGTAATCTTGTAGTTCTTGCGAAAACCCATGTCTTGATTGCCTGTTGCCATTTTCATACTCCTGTTGGTTGTTGTGCTTGTTGGACCGCTTGGGTCAACTGTTGTTGCGCTTGCATCGCCGCATCGTATGCACGTTGCTCTTCTGCTTGCGCTTGGTCTAACCCGTGCTTACGCATGTCCGCGTACGCTTGGCTTTCTGCTTCCAACGCAGTCATCTCTTGTGAATGCTGTTGTTTGATTTGTTGTGCGCTCAACGCTTGGTCTGAGTTGATCATTGCCACACGCTCTCTTGAGGCGTTGTTGATGTCGGCAATTGCCACCTTGGCCGAGTTGTCCTGATCGGCCAACTGTTGCTGTAGTCCCAACTTGGCCTGAATCTCTGCAACCTTGGCCTGCATGTCGCGAACCTTGTCTGCCATCTCGGCCTGCATCTTCTCGCGCTCCAACTGGAACTTGGCCTGCGCCTCTTCTGTTTTGCGCTTTGTCTCCGCCATTTGAGTCTGGATAAGAGCCTGCGCCGTTGGGTCTGCCATAGCCGCGGACTGCATTTGAGACTGCTTGTTCTGTTGCATCTGTTGCATGAGTTGCTGAACAATTGGGTTGATGCCCTTGAACGTCTTTTCTGCGTCTTGGTTGACCAACTGTGCCGCCATGGCCAGCGCCTCTTGGGCGGCTTGGTCCAGCTTGCGCTCCTCGTTCAACTTGAACGCGTCCTCACCACCAGCGGCGTGCGACACGTAGTTGCGCATAGATTGCAGGTAGTGCAGTGTGACGTGTTGCTTAATATGCTCCAACATCAAAGGCGTAATTGTTGTTCCAATCAAAGGACTGCCGCCATAAGACGGGTCCATCATGTAAGCCAAGTGAACCTTCAGGTGGTCAATGTGGCTTTGGCCCGGGAACGCGGCGGCAGGGTGACCCATGGTCATCTGCACGTTCTCAAGCGCGGGGTTGCTCTCGCTTGCGCCCTGTGGGTTAGGCATGACCTTCTCAATGTCAGGCACCTTCATCAACTTCATCACGCGCATGTGCGCCTCGCGCACGTCGTACAACTGGGGCGCTTTGTCTGCCAACTGCATTACCAGTTGCGCCTGAGTTAAACGCTGTGTTTCGCTGAAGATGTTAGGGTCAGAGATCGGGCTGACGTCTGAGTTATCTTCAAAATCTTCAACTGAAATCTCGGCACCGGACTGGTTGTCCATGTCTTCCAAGTACCAGTGGTTGATACGTGAGAGAACCTGCAGACTCTTAGCCTGACTGCGGTGCAGTCGTGCGTGAATGCTTGAGAACACCTTCGAGCCCTGCTCGATCAGCGCCTGTGTTGTACCAACCGGTGTGTTGCTACCCGCGTCGGCAATACGGCCTTCGCTTGTCTTCACAACACCCTTGGCCGCGTCTGTCAACCAACCTAACAGGTTGTACAGCACAGAGGACGGCGGGTTGAACGGCAGGGGCATGGCCAACTTACGCACGTCGTCCACGCCGGGTGAACCCTCGATCTCTACGACCTGAGTTGGCTCAATGCGGTCTGTCTGGCCACCAATGCGTCCGCCTTTTAGCTTCAACATGGTCTGGCTGTTGTTCACGTGCGCTGAGTCCATCAACGCGCGCAACGAGCCAGTCAGTGCCGCTGAGAGGCCACCAATCAGGTGTGGCATGCCAATCGCGTAAGCGCCGCGCCATGGAATAAACTTGTACTCCACCATCCAGTCGAGCTTGCGCATGCGCAGGTCACCAGACTGCCAGTTACGGTACAGAGCAACCACCTTGCTTGTAATCTCGTCCACCGTCATAACGTAAGGCGCACGTGCTCCTTTTGTCAGCGGGTCGTCTTCCAAACGCAAGAACGCGGTAATTTCGTACACGCGGCGCAAACCGTCTACGTTCTTCGTTGGCTCTGTTAGACCTTCAATTTTGTCGTTGGCCTTTTTTGACTGTGTCTGGTTCTCAGGCAACAGGTCAGAGGTGTATATCTCAATATCGCGATATTCGCCTATCTCGACACGTTGCTTGAACATGTCTTCGGTAATGTCTTGCTGTTCTGTAACACGCGCGGCTGAGTAAAAATTGGTAGACGCAAACGGCAACAGCACGTTGTCAATTGGAACCCACTCAGGCACCGGGCGGTTCAGGTCTTTGTCCCATCTCCATTTGAGATATTGTGAGCCACCAAGGGGTAGTTGGGTGAACAACTGCTCCATCTCGTCGCGGTACTCTTCAACCTGCTCGGTTAACTGCCAGTTCAGGAAGTTGGCTTTACGCTGTGCTGTGTCTAAGCGCTTGGTGTCCGCTTTGCCTTTGATGAACGTGCGCACCAAACCGTCTGATGGCAACAACTCTTTGCAGGCGTTTGCCGCAAAGTCCACGCAGGCCTCTGCCATGATAGGGTGAACCACCTTGGACGCGCCGTCAAACGTTGCGCCACCGGGGGCGTCGTTGCCCAAACCTGTGCGGCGGATACCTTCTTCGTACTGCTTGTCACGCTGTTTGCGCGACTCACGGTCCACTTCAATCAGGTCAAGGTACTCTGACGCAAGTTCGTCAAGAATGGAGTCGTCCATCTCTTCGGCCAAGTTGGCGTAGAACTCTGGGTTCTGTGAAGGCTTTTCTGTCTCCGTCATGTTCACTATGACAGACCCGTCCTCCAACTCAATAACCTCGGACTCAACTTCGTCCATGTCCAAGTCCAGCGCCTCGGCCAGATCTTGGATCTCTTTGTCGGTGTCTACTTCTTGTGTTGACTCGTCTTCAGCGTACGACAACGCGGACAGGTTACCGCCCTTTTGGAGTGGAATAATTGGTTGCATTATTGGTTAAAGCCTCTGTATGCTTTACGGATTGGTCCGGCCATGGGCAACATGCCTAACGCGCTCATGCCCGCGCTAACTGGTTCGCCTTTTCCGATATAGTGTCCTGTTTCTGCGGCGTACATAGGCGCCACAGCCATTGCGCCAGCGGGGTTTAACATGGCGATGTCTGCCAAACCAAAACCACCGGGCAAGTTACTGGCGGGTCCACCAATTACTGTGTTGGCTGTTTTGCGTGCATTGTAGCGAGGCATGCCTGACCGTTCTAAAAAGTCTTGACCCAATGAAGAGATACGCTCTCTAGGAGACGCTTTGTACTCGCTCATTGAAGGCTGACGGCGCTCATAAGCGCGCATCATCATTTCATCGGCTGAGTTGTCCATTCTTGAGCCGCCGCCACGAATGTAGTTAACAATGTCTTCTTGTGTGGGGCCTTGTGTTTGTCCACCGCCTGCGTAACCGCGGACCATCATTTCGGCCTGCATGTCGCGGGGAGAGTACATCATGCCGCCTGCGGCTTTACCCTGCACCGCACGGCGGCGTCTGTCTTCCAACTCTTGCATCTGCCAGTCTTTCGCAAACGGTGCGCGTTGCTCGGGGGCTGTGTCCAGCAAATAATCGCGCTGGTGTTGTGCCTTCCAATCATCTGGGTGCTTAGTCACCACCGTCTCTGGCAGACCAGACATGCGGGCCTCGTCGCGCCACGCGTTCATCTCTGCGGTTGCGGGGCCACGGCCCTGCACAGGGCGTTGGGCAATCGGGTTCATGCCGGTATAGTTGTGGCGCATTGGGTTGATCATCGCGTTGATCGCGTTCACAATGTCTTCTTGGTCTGGGTCAATGCCGCGGGCACGGAAGTCCGCAACCACTTTATCCACCAAAGCGCCGTGTTTGCCCAACAACATCTCGTCTGTCAGCTTGTCAATGCCGGGGCCTTCCATTTGCGCGGCACGTTCGGCGAACGGCGCGCTGGCGCTGGTCATCTGAGGAATGTCACCCTCGGTCATACGAATGGCATCAAGACCGCCCATTGCCTCGTCTGACAGGTCCATTGCCTCTTCACCCAACTGCTGGCGCGTTGCCAACTCTTCTGTTGAGGGTGTGAATGACTTGTTCCATGTGCGGTTGCCTGTGCGGCCTGTGTTGGCCATCGACATGAACTCGTCTTCAGGGAACGCGTTTAGAAACTGACCCTTTGGATATGCACGCGCCTTGATGTTTGCGGGTGACATGCCAAACTGGCTTGGTAAATCTTGGTAAGGACCCACTGACTCTCGTGTTGCCACACCCTTGGCGCGCTCTGGTGTGATTGTGCGGCCTTCTGGTGTTGTTACCGCTTGATAAGGACGACCACTTTGGTCAACAAGCTGGTTTGAAAACGGTGTTTGTTGTTGTGTGCGCGCCATTGTCTGTGGTGCGTTGCCTGTGGGGGCGGAAAGGGACCGAATGTGGTCCTCTAGCTGTTTTACTTCTTCTGCAGACGGTGGTTTACCTACAGCCTTTGTGTATTTGCGAATTGCGTCTTGAATTCGGTTTGCAAACTGACCAATAACACCACCCCTGTCGTAGTGGGGGATGCCCGCTTGTTCGTACATCATTTGTGTTGGTGTTTTAATTGGATTAAGCATCGTAATCTCGGTTTTTCAAAATTTTGTTGTAGTTTTCAAGGTCGCCGCCCTTAACAATGTCTTTCAACATGCTCCGATACCCTGCTCTAACCTTGCCCCAGACAGAAAATGACTCGCTTCGTCCTCGGATATAGCGACACATCTGACAACCACACTGCCTGATCTCTTTTGCGTGCGATGAACTGTGCATTCAGGGGGCCTCCTATAACCAATCACCCATAAATCAGGGTGTTTGTGCCCGAAAATCACGCGGCGTAGGGGTTATTCACCCTGTTTCGCGCTATGTCGTCTGCATGTGCGTAGTCTCTTGCTGGTAGTGGGTCCAGTTCAAGCCAACCTGAGTCGCGCAGGACCCTCAAAGCCTGTGAAAGTGCGTCAACGTAGTCGTCGTGGCCCTTTGCTTCCGGAAAAGAACACACCTGCCTGATGAAACGCTTGGCCCACGGGGCCACCTCACCCGGGGTTGCGGGGTCCTCTGGCACGTACACCCTACCTTTTGCAATCAGCGGCGCCACAATGTTCATCCTCTGCACCTTGTCGGCTCTTCCGGGGTTGTAGGACCTCACCGGCAGGTGCGCGGCCTGCAGTTCTTGGATGAGCGAGATACCCGCGGACTTATCTTCCATCAAAATGAGGTCCGTTTTCTTGCCCTTGGCAAAGGTGTTGTCCGCGCCGTACACAACTTCCTTGTAGTCCTCGATCACCTTGCGTCGTAACTCAGGGTACGACAGGTGGTTGTCCCATGCGTCGAGCAAAATGCAACTTGTCGCAAAGTCATCTTGCTCGAACACACCCAACGCGATGCACGCGGTTGGGTCGTTGTGTGTTTTCTCGCTTGTTGCTGGGTCGTACGACACCAGCACGTACTCCAGCACAGGCGTTGGCTTGCTTGCAGGCCAACTCTTGAACCACTTACGCTTGACAATACCCGCGTTCTCCGGGTCCAAGATCTCGCCGTAGATCTCTTGACGTCCTAGGTCCGTGCCCTCGTACGCTTCTAGTTGTTTGAAGAAAGTTGAGGATAGGTTTGACCTGTTGTCATAACTCGATGCGCGCGACACGTACACGTCACCGCCCACCTTGCCCTCGTTCAGGTCCGTGATTAGTTCCAGCGGTTTGGGTGTTGTGGTGATGATCGACTGCACACGTGCAATGCGCGGGTCTGTCAGTCGCAACGTAAACTGAATCTGGTCGTACGCGTCGTCAATGTACTCGAACGCACACAACTCGTCTGCCCACATGCCGTGCCACTGCGTACCCCGGAAGCGCTCCGGCTCAGACGCCGGGATGCCGCGGATCATGCTCCCGTTCTTGAGTGTGAGTTCAAACAGCGACTTGTTGTAGTCCT